CAGTTCAGGTTTGGTACACCACAGTTCCTAATACCTTAGATGCTAACAGTGATGACTTTGCAGATGTTACTGGATTACCACAATCATCTCAGGATGTAGTAACTCTAGGTGCTTCATACAAATTACTATCATTCTTAGATTCAGGTCGTATTAATCTTTCATCTGCTGAAGCTGATAACGCTGATAGCAAAATTCCATCTAACGCTGGCGTTGCTTCTTCTCGTTATATCTTCGCTCTGTACCAACAGAGATTAAACGAAGAGGCACTAAAGCTGAAAGACAGATACCCAATTCGTTTACACTACACTCGGTAAGGAAGGTTAATGACCCGTAAATATAGCTCCATCAGCGTTGAAACAACGCTTGCATCCGGTATATCAAACAGCGCTACATCTATGACTGTAGCTACTGGTACTGGCTCTGCTCTATTGGGTGGCGTAACATTAGCCGCCGGTAACGTAGATCAGTTCACAGTTGCTCTTGATCCTGATACACAAAACGAAGAGATTGTTTTTATCACTGCAGTATCTAGCGATACCTTTACGATAGTAAGAGGTCGTGCTGGATCATCTGCTATATCGCACTCAGGCGGTGCAACAGCACGTCACGTTGTGACTTCAGATGACTTAACATTCTACACAACTGGTGTGGCTACAGCAGATGGTGCCGTTGCTAAATCAGTTGCCACAGCAAAGGGTGACTTACTAGTTGCCACAGCATCAGCGACTATTGCTCGTCAAGGTGTCGGAACTAATGGTCAAGTATTAACTGCAGACTCAACACTTACTAATGGAATCAAGTGGGCTACTCCAGCAACAGTTGATCTAACCATTAACGCTAAGGTTGCTAACTACACACTAGTAGCAGGCGATGTTAACAAGTTAATTACTATGTCAGATGCTGGTACTTTAACTCTGACAGTGCCTAATGGAGTCTTTACTACTGGACAACAGATCAACGTTCAAGGTATTGGAGCAGGACTAGTCCAGATCCGCAACGATGGAACTACTGTTCTAACTTCAACTGGTGCTACATCAACTGCACCTAATCTACGAGCACGATACAGTGCAGCAACGATTATCTGTACCTCAAGTAATAACTTCACAGTGATCGGAGATATAGCCTAATGCCTACCTATAAAGTACTAGCTCAGTCAGCACCCAGTGCTGCTTCTGCAACTACGTTGTACACAGCAAGTAATGCTGTAATTGTATCTAGCCTTAATGTGGCAAATACAGGAGGCGCAGCCGATACTATTCGTATCGCAGTAAGACCAGCAGGAGCAACTCTTGCTAACTTACATTACTTAGTTTACGGAGTGCAGGTTCCATCTGGTGCAATCTTTACCTTTACTGGTGGTATTACTCTAGCCGATACAGATGTTATTACTATTTATTCAACTACTGGAACTTCATCCTTTAGTGCGTTCGGAAGCGAGGCAAACTAATGGCCGTAGGTATAACAGGCGGTACCGTATCAGCAAGTGCTGCATTAGCATTTAATGCTCAGACTGGTACTACATACACATTCGTACTAGCAGATGCTGATAACAAATTAGTTACAGCTTCTAATGCTTCTGCTCAAACTTATTCAATACCTACTAATGCAACAACTGCTTTCCCAATAGGAACTCAAATAAATCTTATTCAGATCGGCGCTGGTCAAGTGACTGTCCAGGCTGCAACATCTGGTACTACAACAGTGGTATCAACAGGAGCAACTGCAGCTACGCCAAAATGTAGAGCGCAGTATTCTGCTATTACTTTAGTAAAACGAGATACCGATTCTTGGTATGCGATTGGAGATATAGCCTAATGCCAATCTTAGGAATTATCGCAAGTCAGAACTATCCTCGTGTAACCAACTCATACGAATCTATTGCCACAGTTACAGTAGGCTCAGGCGGTCAGTCCACAATTACTTTCAGTTCAATTCCGTCTACTTACAAACATTTACAATTAAGAATTGCTGCTTCAACTGACAGAGGTACATTTGCATTAGACAATGTTTTCGTTACCCTTAATGGTGATACAGGCGGAAATTATTCTCATCATTATCTTCAAGGAGATGGGTCAAGTGCGAGTGCTGGCGCAACTGCAAATGCAACTGTTGTAAGATCAGGTTCATTACCTTCAAGTGCTGCTGCCAATGTTTTCGGTGTTTCTATATTTGATATTTTAGATTACAAAGATACAAACAAGTATAAGACAACTCGTTCATTGTCAGGCTTTGACTTAAATGGTACTGTTTCGGGAATTGGTGGATTTGTTCAATTGTATTCAGGTAACTGGAGGAATACTGCGGCAGTCAATTCAATAACTCTAAATCGTCAAAGTGGTACTAATTTTATTCAATACTCGCATTTCGCCTTATACGGAATACGAGATTAACCGATGCTAACCAACTTTAGAAAGAAGGTAATCTAATGCCAGCAGGTCCAACTTATGAACCGATAAACACTACTACTGTTTCAGGAACTTCAACCAGTCAAATTGATTTTAATTCAATTTCATCTGCCTATACAGATTTAGTGTTAGTTAGCAATTATGGAATATCTGCTAATTTATATGGTCTGCGTATTAGGTTTAATGCAGATACTGGTTCAAACTATTCAGATACTATTCTTTATGGTGATGGTGGTTCTGCGGCTTCTTCTAGAGATACAAGTGCAACATCTATTATTACGAGCGCAGTTGGTGTAAGCAACAATGTGCTAAACTATAATTTTATTTGCAACATACAAAATTACTCAAACACCAGCACTTACAAAACAGCCTTAGTTAGAGCAAATGCTGCAAACCGAGAAACTGTTGCCTGTGTAGGTTTGTGGCGTTCTACTTCAGCAATCACCTCAGTAAATGTTTTTGTTGGTTCAGGCTATATTCTTTCAGGCTCAACTTTCACTCTCTACGGAATTGAGGCAGCATAATGGTTGCTACATATGAGATTATAGATAAGCGCATTTTGGCTACAAGTCAAACCAGCGTTACCTTTACTGTTATTCCTGCAACTTACACAGACTTAAAATTAGTCGCTTCAATTAGAACAGATCGCACTGCTTCAGCAGCAGAAAACATAAGAGTTCAATTTAATTCGGATACAGGTTCTGTGTATTCAGCAATAATACTTGATTCAGATGGTACTTCCGCTTATTCTAGTTCAAACTCAACACAAGCAAGCATACTTTCTGGTTATGGTAATACAGACCTTACTACCTCAGACACATTTGGAAATTTTGAAATGTACATACCAAACTATCTTTCAACCACTGCCGCTAAATCTATATCAAGTGATTCTGTTGTTGAAAATAATTCAAGTACTGGGTTTGATGTTTTAATTGCTGGTCTATGGAATCCTGCAAGTCAGGCTGCGATAAATGAAATTAAATTATTTCCGCAACTTGGCCCTAATTTTAAGATTAACAGTTCATTTTATCTGTACGGCATTAAAAACTCATAAAGGAGAAAACAAATGACAAACCCAACTAAACTAATCATCAACTGCGAAACTAAAGAGCAGATTGAGGTTGAACTAACTAATGAAGAAGTAGCGCAGTTAGAGGCAGACCGCCAAGCAGCAGAGGCTGCCAAGGCAGAGCGTGATGCAACAGAGGCAGCTAAGGCTGCAGCCAAAGCATCAGCAGAAGCAAAACTTGCAGCCCTTGGCTTAACAGTAGAAGAGATCAAAGCTCTTTAATTAGCAATTCCTCCTGAGCACCGAGGTTAAAAGGCTCTTATTTTTATGCCTATTTTAAGGAGAACCAATGGCTTATGGCAGTGACATCACCGAACGGATACCGGTACCGTTATCCAATCCTGCTGGTTCTACCAACTACTCAGCTACTGGTGTCGCATACGACATAGCAATTGCTGGACAACCATTTTTTGTTAACGCCTCCGATGAAACACCTTATCGCAGAGTAACAGCGCAGTATCGTAAACAACAGATTGACCAGACTAGAGAGCCTGGTGAGCAGACACTTACTGGTTGGTGGCTACGATCACAGAGTTCGTTCCACTTTGGACAAGGCATTAAGTTCTTTGAACCTATTAACGATGAGTCACTTCGTTTCCAGTACACCGAATCTAAAGGTGTGGATATCTGGACTAGAGGACAAGCTACATTATTGTCATCTGTATTTGATACTCATACCACTACTGGTGGTATTAACACCAACGGTAGACCTTGGCAGTTCTCTAGATCAATCCAATGGGTAAAAAGCGGCAATACCTATGATGGTATTTTACTAGCCGATGAGTATGATGTTGATAAAGTATTCCCAAGAATTACAGTATCCATTAACAACAAGGCTTTAACATCTAACGTAGCAACACTTACTACTACTGCACCTCACGGGTTATGTATTGGTATGGAGATTGTTATTACTGGTGTAGATGCTACCTTTAATGGTACCTATAGAATTACTGCAGTACCTACTACTACTACCTTTACCTATGCTAAGACTGCTACTGATGTACCGTCAACTGCTGTATCACCAGTAGGAACTGGTGTTGCTGAGGTTATCCACTTTATTGATTACAACTCAGGGTCAGACTACCCAGTATTTGCTATCTGTGATGATGGTGTTTTTGCCTACTGGGTTACTAATGTGCTTAACGCTGGAACCCCAAGGCTAAGAGTATATAAGAAACTACTAACTGATGATAGCTCTGTATCACCTACCTTAATGATTAGTCAGAACAGCATTACTGTAACTAACGCTGTTATTGAGTACACCAAAGAGCGTTTGATTATGGCAGTCAATGACAAGATCTATGAGTTTGCCTCAACTGCTACATCATTACCTGCTGCGGTCTATTCTCATAACGATGCTGACCATATCTTTACTAGTATTACCTCATCTGGTTCTGCTATTTATGTAGCAGGATATAGCGGAATCCAATCTAATATCTATAAGTTTACCCTTACTACTGCTGGCGCTATGCCAACTCTCACCTCAGCTATTACTGCTGCTGAGTTACCAGTAGGAGAGAAGTGCTTTAAGATCTCATACTATCTAGGTTATATGGCTATTGGTACTAGCCTAGGTGTTCGTATTGCCGCGATCTCTGATCAGGATGGATCTATTAACTACGGTCCATTACTCTTTGAATCAACTCAACCAGTCTATGACTTTGCCTTTAGAGATAGATACATATGGGCAGCAACTGGTGTTGATGGACAAGCAGGTGTTACCCGTATTGATCTAGGTACACAATTTGGACAGAGTTTAATCTTTGCTTATGCCTGGGATCTATACGATCCAGCAGATACCTTAGGACAGCACACAACAACCTGTGCCTTCTTAGGTGATACTAATCGTTTATCATTCTGTAACGCTGGCAATGGTACTAACGGTAATATCTATATTCAATCTGTATCAGAGTTAATCGCAGAAGGTTACCTGCGTACTGGTTATATCAGATACAACACACTAGAAGGTAAGATCTTTAAGTTACTACAAGCTCGTGTAGATAATACCAATGGTGGATTTAGTATTGATTCTATTGATTCATCTGATAACTTCTCTT